AATACGTTATTACATGGCTGGTGAGTATGGCGAAAATTTCGGCCGACCTCACTTCCACGCCTGTCTCTTCGGAATCGATTTCGATGATAAGAAATTATGGAAAAGGACTTCCGCTAATTCTATGTTATATACATCCAGAGACCTTGAAATATTGTGGCCATTTGGTTATTCCTCCGTTGGAGACGTTACTTTCGAATCGGCGGCCTACGTCGCTCGATACATAATGAAAAAGGTAACAGGAAAAAACGCTAAAGAACATTACACAGAGATTGATTCTGAATCAGGGGAAATCATTACACGTAAACCCGAGTTTACGAAAATGAGCCTTAAACCTGGTATTGGCTATGAATGGTATAAGCAATATACTTCCGATGTATATCCACACGATTATGTGATAATTCGTGGAAAAAAAGTCAAACCTCCAAAATACTATGATAAAAAATATAAAATAGATCAACCGTATGAGTTTGACGAACTGCTGTACATTAGAGAAAAAAGTGCTAAACTGCACTTTGAAGACAATACACCAGAGCGATTGCTTGTAAAAGAGCAAGTCGCAAAGGCAAAACTTCAAAAACTTAAACGTAACCTCACTTAAGGATATTCCTCATGAAATTAGTATTATGTTCAGTTAAAGACCGTGCTGCAGATGCATACGGTCGACCAATGTTTGTTCCTTCTGTTGGTGTCGCAATAAGGAGCTTTAGCGACGAAGTTAACCGCTCTGACTCTGAAAATCAGTTATTTAATCATCCAGATGACTTTGATTTATATGAATTTGGTGAATTTGATGACAATACTGGATTATTTGCTTTACATGATCAACCAAAACTATTATCTTTAGGGAAACAGGTAAAAATACCTAAAGAATGATTTAAACAAGCCGACTCAAAGGATTTATCTTTGGGTCGGAATAAACCTAGGAGCTCGTTAACATGCATCGCAATCAATCGGTAAATGTTCATCAATTTACAATGATTCCTAAGGCCGATATACCTCGGTCCTCTTTTGACTGTCAGTCAACACACAAAACTACGTTTGACGCTGGTTATTTAGTACCAGTATATGTAGATGAGATGCTACCGGGTGATACATTTCGTTTAAATATGACGGCATTTGCACGTCTAGCTACCCCACTATATCCAATCATGGATAACATGCATTTGGATTCTTTCTTTTTCTTTGTACCAAATCGATTAATTTGGAACAAGTGGCAAAAATTTATGGGACAACAAGCGAACCCAGGGAGTTCGACTTCTTATGTTGTTCCCCAACAAGTAAGTCCTGCTGGAGGATATGCAATTGGCTCGTTACAAGATTACATGGGATTACCTACTGTCGGTCAGGTTGCTGCTGGTCAGACTGTTAGTCATTGTGCATTCTGGCCTAGAGCTTATAACCTTATTTATAACGAATGGTTTAGAGATGAAAATTTACAAAATTCTGTTGTTGTTGACCATGGTGATGGTCCCGATACTGTTTCTGATTACACTTTACTCCGTAGAGGTAAGCGAAAAGATTACTTTACTTCTGCCTTACCTTGGCCTCAAAAAGGAGCTTCTGTAACATTACCATTAGGAGCTTCTGCACCTGTTCGAACATCCGCCACTCAAATTGTAAGTGGTGCACAACCATCATTGTTTTGGAAAACTGATACAGGCGCAACAATTGTTGATCACCGCTTTATTAGCGGTACATCTGCAGGAACCGTGACTTGGAGTACTCCTGCTGTTAGTAACGTAGCTGATACCATTTACCCATCTAATTTATATGCTGATCTCTCTCAAGCAACGGCTGCAACTGTTAACCAATTACGTCAATCTTTCCAGATTCAAAAACTTTTGGAACGTGATGCTCGTGGCGGTACTCGTTATACTGAAATTGTACGCTCACATTTTGGTGTTATTTCTCCTGATGCTCGCTTACAGCGTCCCGAGTACATCGGGGGTGGATCAACCAATATTAATATTAATCCGATCGCTCAGACGTCGGGTACTAATGCTAGTGGAACTACTACCCCTATGGGCACACTTGCTGCTATGGGTACTGCCTTGGCTCATAATCATGGCTTTACTTATTCAAGTACTGAACATGGTGTAATTATCGGATTGGTATCAATCCGTGCTGATCTTACATATCAGCAAGGACTTGCTCGTATGTGGAGCAGATCAACACGTTATGATTTCTATTTCCCAGCCTTTGCAACATTAGGCGAACAAGCTGTATTAAATAAGGAAATTTATGTTACAGGTAATTCTGGGGACAATGATGTATTTGGCTATCAAGAACGCTGGGCCGAATACAGATATTATCCTAGCCGCATTTCAAGTTTGTTCCGTTCTACTGCTGCTGGAACTATTGATGCCTGGCATCTTGCCCAAAAATTTACTACTACACCTACGTTGAATACAACGTTTATACAAGACACACCACCAGTGAGTCGAGTTGTAGCAGTTGGAGCAGCTGCTAACGGACAACAATTTATATTTGATAGCTTTTTTGATGTTAAAAAAGCACGACCAATGCCTATGTACAGTGTACCAGGCTTAATCGATCATTTCTAATGTTTAAAGCTATATCAGAAGCTTTTAGTTCTGCACCCGGCTTAGGTTCTTTACTAGGCGGAGTTGCAGGCGGGTTAGGATCGTATTTTGGTCAACAACAAGCTAATCAAGTTAATACCGAAATGGCCAAGGAACAGATGGCATTTCAAGAACGTATGTCTGGCACGTCATATCAACGTGCTGTCACAGACATGATTGCTGCTGGGCTTAATCCCATGCTAGCTTATTCACAAGGCGGTGCATCGACACCGTCTGGACAAACAGCTGTAGCTCAAAGTGCCTTAGGCGCTGCAGCTAACAGCGCAACACAAGCTGCAAATACTATTGCAGATATAAACTTAAAAACTACACAAGCATCTACAAATAATAGTCAGGAAGATTTAAATAGAGCTAATCAAAATTTAGCTTTAATTGAAGGCGCTAATAAATCAGCTCAATTGCCTGGACATCAAAGATATGTAGATCAAGTAACATCAATGATTAATCAAAATAATGCTATGGCAGCTCAAAGCTCTGCTTTAGCAGCCAAACATACTGCCGAATTGCCAGAATCTAAAGCAATTGGCAGACTATACGAAGGTAACAAAGGCGCATATATAAAAGCTGCTGAACGATTGTCGCCTGTAGTCCGAGATGTCGGCATAGGCGCATCGTCAGTTAAAAATTTAATAGATAAAGGATTATCTAATCCTTTTAGACCATATCAACCAGATAGTAGACCATCACCTAATAGGAGATAAAAATGTCAAAAAACGCTGTTTTTTTACGTACACCATATAACTATGATAGAGATGCTGCAACTAATGAGTCAGGTTTGGCTTGTGAGGAGCCATCCCTGGCTCAGCAGCATTTTAGAGACGAATGTGATATTAATAATATTCTTCGTCAATTTAATATTACAGGGCTTTTACCTGAAAGCCCATTATCGCCACGCTATGGCGATTTCACCGGTATCGGTGACTACCATACGGCATTGAACCGCGTTATCGCGGCTCAAGACGAATTTGAGGCATTACCAGCCGAAATTAGGGCTCGATTTGGTAACGATCCAGCCCAATTAATCGAATTTTTAGAAAATTCGGAAAATCGACCAGAAGCCGAGGAACTCGGATTGGTCGAAAAAGCAGCTGCCGAAGTTGTTGAAGCTGCTAAAAACACCCCTGCAAAGGTGGCCGAATAGGCCATAGCACAGTTACTCTACTTGATGTAACTGTGCTTGGTGACACCAAACCTACAAATGCATAAAAAAAAGGAGCTCTAAAAATGATGTATAGAAAACCTGTAAATAAACGTCGTTCTGCTCGTTCTTTTAGAAAGAACGCAAAACGTACTAAATCTGCAAACATGACAAAATCTCCACAACGTGGAGGCTGGAGGCTCTAAAAAAGCCTTCAGGCACCTCACATGCCTTGTTATCACCCATTAAGTGCTTATCAATGCACTGACGGATCAATAGTCTTTTCTGAATTGAAAAGACATGACATATCACGCTCCTTAAACTTACCCTGCGGCCAATGTGTTGGCTGCAGGCTAGAACGCTCACGACAGTGGGCAATTCGTTGCATGCACGAATCTCAAATGCATGAAAAAAACTGCTTTATAACCCTCACATATGACGATAACCATCTCCCAAGCGATAGATCATTACACTATAGAGACTTTCAGCTCTTTATTAAAAGATTACGAAAACGGTATTCTGGACGAAGAATACGTTATTACATGGCTGGAGAATATGGTGAAAACTTTGGCCGTCCGCATTGGCACGCCTGTATCTTCGGACTCGATTTCGATGATAAGAAATTATGGAAACGGACTTCCGCTAATAGTCTCTTATATAGATCCCAAGACCTTGAATTACTCTGGCCATTTGGTTATTCCTCCATTGGAGACGTTACTTTTGAATCCGCAGCCTATGTGGCTCGATACATTATGAAAAAAGTAACAGGTAAAAACGCACATGAGCATTACACAGAGATTGACCCTGATACAGGGGAAATCACTACACGTAAACCCGAGTTTACGAAAATGAGCCTTAAGCCTGGTATTGGTTACGAATGGTATAAAAAATACACTTCCGATGTGTATCCTCACGATTACGTTGTAATTCGTGGAAAAAAAGTCAAACCACCTAAATATTATGATAAAAATTACAAAATAGATAATCCATACGAGTTTGACGAACTACTTTACTTCCGAGAAAAGTCTGCTAAACTAAACTACGAAGACAATACTCCTGATCGTCTACTTGTAAAAGAACAAGTAGCGCAGGCAAAACTTCAAAAACTTAAACGTAACCTCACTTAAGGATATTCCTCATGAAATTAGTACTATGCTCTGTAAAAGACCGTGCAGCTGATGCTTACGGTCGTCCAATGTTCGTACCCTCTGTAGGTGTTGCTATTAGGAGCTTTAGCGATGAAATCAACCGAACTGATAATGATAACCAGTTGCATAATCATCCTGATGACTTCGATTTATATGAGTTAGGCGAATTCGATGACAATACAGGATTATTTGCTTTACATGATCAACCAAAGCTATTATCCTTAGGAAAACAGGTAAAAATACCTAAGGAATGAATTAAACAAACCGACTCAAAGGGTTTTAACTTTGGGTCGGAATAAACTAGGGAGCTTAACAAAATGCATCGTAATCAATCGGTAGATGTACATCAATTTACTATGATTCCTAAGGCTGATATACCTCGGTCTTCATTCGATTGCCAATCGACACATAAAACAACCTTCGATGCTGGGTATCTTGTACCCGTATACGTAGACGAAGTGCTTCCAGGCGATACATTTCGCCTAAATATGACCGCATTTGCTCGTTTGGCGACACCCCTTTATCCAATTATGGATAATATGCATCTTGATTCTTTCTTTTTCTTTGTCCCAAATCGTTTAATTTGGAACAATTGGCAAAAATTTATGGGTCAACAAGAGAACCCATCGAGTTCGATTTCTTATGTTGTACCCCAACAAGTATCACCAGTTGGTGGATACGCTATAGGATCTTTACAAGATTACATGGGATTACCTACTGTCGGTCAAGTTGCAGCAGGTCAAACTGTATCCCATTGTGCATTCTGGCCACGTGCGTATAACTTAATTTATAACGAATGGTTTAGAGATGAAAACCTACAAAATTCTGTTACCGTTGATCTTGGCGATGGCCCTGATACTGCTAGTAACTATACTTTACTTAGACGTGGAAAACGAAAAGATTACTTTACTTCTGCCCTTCCATGGCCTCAAAAAGGTGCTGCCGTAACACTTCCTTTAGGAAGTACAGCACCTATTAAATACAGTACAAATATTTATCCTGGTACTAACTTTGATGGAAAGTTGGTTGTTGCTGATGGTACTACTACAGGTAACAACATGGCGTATGGTAATACGGCCAATACATATACAGGAGCAATGAATAATGCATCTAATCTTTATGCGGATTTATCTTCTGCAACCGCTGCAACGATTAATCAATTACGTCAATCCTTTCAAATCCAAAAATTGCTGGAGCGTGATGCTCGTGGCGGTACAAGATACACTGAAATTATTCGTAGTCATTTCGGTGTTATATCCCCTGACGCACGCTTACAACGCCCTGAGTACTTGGGCGGTGGTTCAACCCCAATCAATATCAACCCGATCGCTCAGACTAACAGTTCAACTGTTACTGGCACGACTACCCCTATGGGTACACTTGCTGCTATCGGTACTGCCTTGGCTCTTAATAATGGCTTTAGTCAATCGTTCACTGAG